TTCGAGGGTGTCGACGAATTTCCTAGCGACCCACCGGAACCGATCGTCACAGCGATAGACTGACCGGGAGTGACCGCGAAGCTGCCCTCGACATAGCCGCCATTGGCGCCGGCAGATCCCGCGGAACCTGTGCTCCGCGATCCGCCGCCGCCGCCGCCTGCGCCCCACAGTCTCACACGCTTCAGTTTGACGACGCCGGCGGGGACGACAAACGTTCCGCTCGCTGTGAAGACGGCGATGCCGTCAGCGGCAGGAATTGAGGAGGAAGTGATCTGAAAATAAGTGCCGTCGTAGACCATCTCGACGACACGCCCGATGAGAAGATCGCCCGGTTGGAGACCAACTCCGTTTGACCTTACGATGGTCTTGTCGCCCAAGCCGTTGACGTTGATCGTCGCGCCACTGGTATTTGAGCTTGGCAAGGCGAGCCGCAAAGGCACACCGACCAACGCGGCATAACTCGCCGGAACCGGATCGAGCGTCACCGTAAGAGCGTTAGCGGTGCCGCCCGCCACGGCATAGTTCAGCCTCTGCGACCGGATCGCCTGGGCCAGCTGTGCGAGATCGGCGCCGTCGCCCGCCAGGCCGGATTTCTCGAGCACGGCCATGAGCTCTTCCTGCGAAGCATTGAGGTGCGTCGCGGTCACGACAGTGCCCGGCACGCCGGCGACCGTGTCCTTGCTGCGGAAGCCGCGGCGCCCGCCGCCGATATCGACCGCCGTGGAGTGGACGATGCGATCCATGTCAGAGGCTCCCGTAGTCGAACACGACTTCGGTATGCGCCGGCTTCAGGCGGCGGATATCGCAGTCGATGTCGCTGATGATGAGATCGAAGAGGCGATCGCCGGCCTGGCCTTCGCTGGCCTCGAACAGGGTTTCGCCGGTAAAGGCGAGGTGGACCGTCCAGATGAACTGCTCCGGCCAGTCGATGAGCCCATCGCCGGCCACCATCTCTCCGGCATAGCTGCAGCGGTTCTCGCTGATGGTGATGGCGACGCCGCGCTTGGCCGCTAGCCCGATGAAGTAGGCTCGGCTCGCGCCGCCGCGGGCCGTCCAGCGCTGATGTGCCAGCTGGCGGCGATCGCCGAGCGACATGGCCGACGGATCGCGCCCGCAGGGGTCTGGTCCGAGCACGCGCTCGAAATCGGTCAGGCAGACTGTGGCGAGGCGCGGATCGACCTCGCGCAGCATGTCCTCCGCCAGCTGCTCGACATCGGCGATGCCGCCGGCCAGCGGGGCGAGCAGCGCGGCGATGACGCTGTCCTGATCGCGGCGCCAGAGCCACCCCGGCGGCAGGAGCGAGAGCAATTCGTCCAGGACCTGGTCATCGCTGCGGCTCATGGCAGCGGGTCCCAGGTGATGGCGCCGGGAACCGGCAGCCGGTCGCGCGCCGGCGCCACATCCCCGGCCGGGAGGGCGAGGTAGTGGCGATACTCGCCGTTGGCCGAGCTGATCGCTTCCGACAGGCGCGAGCGTGGGAAGAGCTTGCCGATCTCGGCCTCGGCCGCGAAATGCGCCCGGATCGCGGCCTCGACCGCGGCGCGCACCGGCGCCGAATTGGCATCGACGGCGAGCTGGAGCGGCACGGGCAGCAGCACGACCGGCCGGACATAGACCTCGGCCGTCACCGGCCGCAGCACATCGAGATGGGCGGCCATGGCGTCGAGCTCGGCTGGAATCGGCGCTACGGGGGCGAGCGCCGTGCCCATGGCGACGACGACGCCGACCGAGCCGGGACCGACCCAGAGCGGCACGGCCTCCACCTTGGCGACCGCAAAGGCGTTCTGGATCCAGACGCGATAGTCGTTCTTGTTGCCGCCATGCCCGGGCTCGCGGATCTCGACCAGGACGCGGGCGAGCAGCGAGGCGTCGCTCTCCTCCTCCGCGCCGCCGGCCATGCCATCGCCGTCGAGCACGGCCGCCTGCGGATCGAGCCCGGCCAGGACGCTGACGATCGGCAAGGTGGCGCCGCCAGGGGTGTTGCCGAGCACGCCGCCTTCGGCCGCCTCCAGCGCGATCGTGACGGTGCCGCCGACGCCGACGACGCCGGCGGCCGAGGTGACGGCCAGGCCGCCGCCCGGCAGGCGCATGTCGAGCTCGGCCGGGACGACCGTGCCGGCGAGACCGCTGAATTCGGCATAGCCGACCGCCTTGGTCGCCGCACGCCGATAGACGCCCCAGATCGCGGCGTGGCGGATCAGGAACTCGGCCTCGGCCGTGTCCGGCATCAGCTGGTCGACATTCCAACGCAGGTGCAGATGCGTGCCGTAGAGGCCTTGCGCCTGGGCCCGCACGATCGCCGCCAGCAGGCCCTTTTCCGAGCGGATCGCGCGGGCGATCGCCGCCGGGCTCGCCTCCGGCCGGATGCGCTTCAACGCGGCTTCAAGCCGGGCTTCGGCGCGCCGGGTCAGCTCGTCGGGCGTGGGGAGCGGCGCAGGCATCAGCCGGCCGTCCGCATCAGTTCGAGCTCGTCGTCGCCGATGCGGCAGGTCAGCGCCAGCCAGCCGCGGCGGACCCAGCTCGTGGTGATCTGCGCCGGCGTGCCGAGCTCAATCCGGGCCCAGGCCAACGCCTCGGCGGCGGCGTCCTGGACGAAGAGTTCGGTCAGCTCATGCTGCTTGGCGCGGTCGAGCAGCCAGAGCCGCGAGCCGGCGCGGCGGCCGTAAGGGTCGAGCGCATCGCCGGACCAGCCGCGGCGGATGACGAAGGAGGCTGAGATGTTGAGGGCGTCGCGGCCCGCCGGCAGCGCGTCGTCAGGCCGGGCGCGCCGATCGGTACCGAGGCTGATCAGCATGGGCGTCAGCGCGGTATCGTCGAGCAGCAGATCGCCATCGTCGCCCAGCTCGGCATCGGCCGTGCGGGTGTCGGGATCGAAGATCAGCGCTGCGTCGAGGAAATCGGCGGCCATGGCGCGAACAATGTCGCGCGCGCGCAAGGCCGGACACGACCCGAGGCCGGGTCGTCAGACGCCTGGTTCGGGATCGGGGCCAACCACCGGCGCGACCGAGCAGAAGATGCCGCTGTCCTGCACGACGATCCAGTGGGCGCCCTTGCGCATCTTGACGTAGTTCGGCCGCACCACGAAGCGCGGCGCGGTGGCGCCTTCGCCGATCTTGATGACGATCCGATCCTCGAGCACCTCGATCGTCGCGGTCTTGACCTTGTCCTTGATGCGCAGGCGGCTGGTGGTCTCGATCGAGCCGTCCTTCTTATAGTGGGTGCGGTCGCCTTTGAGGTTGTGTACGGCGACCTCACCCTCTTCGAGCCCGCCCATGCGGTTGCCAGGAGCCTGCAGCGGCAGAGCGACGAGGTCGCCCTGATCAGCACCGACCGCAAGAACGATCGCTTCGCCGCCGGCGGGCGGCCTGGTCGAGACGCCTGAGACGCCGAGCACCTCGACATCGCTGCGCTCGACATGGCGATGCACCTCGACCGTCGCGGTCTGGCTGCCGCCCTTGTCGTTGGTCGAGCGCACCGCGGCGCGGGCGACGATGCCGCGATAAGCATGAGCGGTTTCGGCATTGGACGACATCGGCACCTCCTTCAGAGCGGCTTGGCGGTGCCGTCGAGCCCGCCCGGCTTGCTGCCACCCTTCGACTTGCCGGACTTCTTCTGCGATCGGCGATCGCCGACTGGCAGCAGGTCGAAGGCTTCCTTGCCGGTGACCCGCAAGCGGGTCATCTCGCCGCGCTCGTCATAGGTGATCGAGACGCCGGCGATCAGCTGCTCGGAGGAGAGGCCGGCATAGTCGTCCTCGACGAAGGCGACTGTGTTCATTCTCCAGGGCTTCTGATCCGGACCGCCGGTGATGCCGCGATAGGAATAGTCCATCTTGTCGCCCTTGGCCCGGCGGGTCCGCATCTCCCACTCAGCCTGCTTCTGGGCGTCGACATCCTTGGCCTGGGTGCGCGACATCGAGATGTGCGGCCGCCAGCGGGTGACGTCCGGATCCTTGGCGTGTCCCATGACATGGGCGCCGGCGCCGCCCGGCTTGTCGAGAGGGGAATCGGTCGCCGGCGGCGGCTGCTCCGGCGGATCGTCCTTCGGCTCTTCCGAGACGTTGAGCGCCGCGGTCGCCGGGCGGCGACCGCCGTTCTTCTCCGACTGGCCCTTGACGAAATAGTCGCTGAAGCGCTCCCGCGCCGAGAAGGTTGCGCGCACCCGCGTGACGTTGCCAGGGAAATGGATCTCGTCGATCGCCTGTTCCTTGCCGGAGCGGGTGATCAGGATGCCGCCGACGCGGTCGCTGGTGATGATCACGGCGCGCTGCTTGGCGTATTTCGCCAGGGCGGAGATCACCGTCTCGCCGGCCTCGACGGTCGCCTTGTCGAGCAGTGGGCTGGTGTCGACATCGCACTTCACGGTGATGCCGAAGGGCGCGCACAGCTTCTTGGCGAACTCCTCGAGCTTGATCTTCTTGTATTCGTGCTTGCCGCGCGGGTCGGGCGGGCAGTCGACCAGGTCGCCGCTCTTGTCCCGGCCGCAGATGGTGACATAGCCGCCGCCCTGCTCGCCGGCCTCGGACGTCACGTCGTCGATCCAGCCGATGAGCCAGGTCTCGCCGTCGATCGTGATCTCGGCCTTGCGGCCCCAATTCATCGGCTCGCCGTCGCCGGCCGGCGTGGTCCATTCCCACGTACCCTTGGCACGCTCATCATCGTGGACGGTGAGCTCGAAGGAGGCGGCGAGCTCGCCCATGTCGTGAACCAGCTCGACGCGCGTCCAGCGGTCGATGGTCTTGCCGTCGATCTTCAGCGCGATCCGGCGCGTTGGGATCTTGTTGGGCAGGTAGACCTGGCTCACGACTTCAGCACCTCGATCGGCCCGGCACCGAGCACGGCCGGGTGGCGCAGGCGGTTGCGGCGCACGATGTCGTGCAGCATCGGCACGACCTGGCGCGGATCATCGCCGGCATAGTGCTGGGCGAGCAGCCAGGCGCCGGCGCGCGGCGGCTCGATCGAGAGCACGGACGGCAGCCGGCCGACCACCTCGGACATGTCGATGGCCAGGCGGCCGCGGGTCTCCTCAAGCGCCTGCCAAAGCGCTGCGACCACAGCCGGCGCCTCGCCGGCGAGCCCGGCTGCGCGGGTGCTCGCGCCCGACAGCGCCGCCTCGGCCCAGCTTTGCCAGCCCAGCGCCTCCTGCCTGCTTTCGAACGCGATCTCCGCCATCAGGCTAACAGCCTCGCTGACGAAGGCGGTCTCGGCCGCGAGATAGATCAGCCGCTCGGTCGCGGTCACCGGCGCACGGCCGGGAAGCCCGGCAGAGGCGAGCGCCGCGCCGGCGGCGATCACGTCGGCGATCCCGGGCAGACGGGCCGTGACCGGGCCGGCGAAGGGGGCAAGCACCGCGTCGAGCACCGGGTTGCCCGAGCCGCCGGCGGGCGGCGGCGCAGACGGGTCAGCTGCCCGCGCAGCGATCACCGCTGCGATGGTGAACATCAAGCTGGCGCCGGCGCGCGGCTCCGGCGCCGGGGCTTGCGCCGCCGTCCGGGCGGTGCTTGCCGTCCCGGCGGAGGCCAGACCCGCTGCCTGCAACGCGGCCGATTCCGCACTCGGCCCCAGCGCCGCCGGCGGCTGCGGCCGGAAGGCGGCGCCGAGCGTCGCGGGATAGCGGCCGACGAGATCCGCGAGCGTGGCCGCCACCACCTTGCGGTCGCTGTTGCCGATCGCGCGGGAGAAGGCGCTGGCGAGCCCGCGCGCCAGCGGCACCAGCACCGCCGCCTGGACGACTGCGCCGACGACGCTGGATGCAATCGAGAACACGGTGCCGACCGCGCCGACCGCGAAGGAGAAGATGGCGAGCGGCATCAGCGCGACCGAGAGCACCGAGCCGATCAGGCCGGTCGCGGCGCCCAACAAGCCGCGGACGGCGCCGAGCAGGCCGGTGAGCGAGCCGAACGCGCCGCCGAGGAGGCCGCCGAGCGGGCCGTCGCCGGTCGGATCGAACTCGCATTCGATGCGCGCGACCCGCAACTCGTCGGCTGCGAAGGAGATCTCGGCCGGGCGCAGCAGCACGCAATCGATCGGCCCACGCCAGGGATGCATCAGCGTGCCGGAGCCGGCTGCCCGGAAGGCGCGGCCGAGCGCCTCGGCCTTCGAAACATAGTCGTCGCCGATCACCAGGCCCGAGAGCCGGATCGGCCCATCGAGGGGGCCGACATCGTCATGGGTCTTGAGGTCGAGCCCGGGATAGAGCGTCGCATGGATGCGCCGGCCGACCGTGTGGCTGGCGTCGATCACCCAGAAGGTGACGCCGCGCCAGGCGGCCGGCCGCAGGCCAGGCAGCAGCGAGCCGGGGTTGGCGAAATCCAGCATCAGGCGCGCCCGAGCATGGCGCCGCGGTTCGGCGTCACCGGCACGGCCGGGTTGGTCGACTGCACATTGACGACACGAGCGCCTTCCGTCGCCTCGACAGTGATCTTGCCGCCGACCTGGACGTTGCTGTTGGCCGCTGCGGTCTTGGCGAAGCCGTTCGAGCCGCCGATCGTGCCGCCGGCCGGCGCCGGGCTCGACGTCGGGTTGAAGCCGCCCCCGAGCGGATTTCCCATCGGGTCGGTCGCCGGCGCCGGGGCGTTCTTGACGCCGCTGGTCGCACCAGGGGCATCGGAGCCGCCGCCGAGGAAGCCAGGGAGTTTGAACGCACCGGTGATCTCGGCAATCTTACCCTTGATGTAGCCGATGAGGGCATCGAACTTCTGCGCCATGCCGTCCCAGAGCCCCTGGACGGCATTCTGGCCCGCCTGCATGAGCTGGCCGGCGAGGTCGCCCAGGCTGGCGACGATCTTGCCGGGCAGCTGACCCGCCCAGGCAGCAAGCTCTTCCCCCTTCGTCCTGGCGCCATCGAGCAGACCCTGCAAGCCGGACTGGCCCGCCTGCATGAGCTGGCCGGCGAGGTCGCCCAGGCTGGCGACGATCTTGCCGGGCAGCGTCGCCGCCCAGGCGGTGAGCTCCTCGCCCTTCGCCTTGATGCCATCGAGCAGGCCCTGGCCGGCTACTTGAGCCATCTGCAGAAGCTGGCCGGCGAGATTGCCGAGCCCGGCGAGGATGCGGCCCGGCAACCCGCCGCACCACCCGGCGAACTCGTCGCCCTTGGTCTTGGCGCCGTCCCAGGCGCTGCCCGCCGCCTGGCCCAGGCTGGCCCAGACGCCGGCGAGCTGGCCCTTCACCGCCTCCCAGTTCTGATAGAGGTAGATCCCGGCGGCGGCGAGCGCGGTGATGCCGGCGATCGCCAGCGAGATCGGCGAGGTCACCGCGGCGACCACCGAGCCGACGGCGGCGATAGCGGCGCCGACCGCGGCCATCACCGGCAGCGCCGCGACGAAGGCGGCGGATACGCCGATGATACCGGCGACGAGGGTGCGCAGCGTGTCGCTGCCGGCGAGATCGGTGCCGAGGATCCTGTCGAGCTCGACCAGCGCCATGTGGGCGGTGACCTTGAGGATGTCCCAGCCGCGCCGGAAGGCCTCGGCCAGCAGCGGCCCGAGCCGCGACAGCGTCGCGACCACGCTGCCGAAATCGAGGTTAAGCAGGCCTTGGAACAGGGTGCGCAGCGGTCCGGCCAGCGCGGCGATCGAGTCGCCAAGGCGCGCGAAGAAGGGCGCGAAGGTCTCCCAGCGGCTGATGATCAGCGTCGCCGCGCTCGCGAGGATTGCGGCGACCAGGCCGATCGGCGAGAGCAGGCCGAGCAGCGCGACCTTAACAAGGCCGAGCATGGCGCCGAGCGCCGAGAAGACCGGCGTCAGGATGGCGACGCCGGCGCCGAGCGCCAGCAGCGCACCAGTCCAAGACAGAGCGCCGTCGATTAGCCCCGGCCACTTCTTGTCTATGATGTCGACCCATTTCAGCAACTCGATCATCGCGGCCTTTGCCATCGGAATGTTCGAGGCGAAGGCGAGGCCGATGCGATTGCCGGCCGCCGTCGTCAGAACAGAAAGCTGCTCGAGCTGCGACTTCAGCCCGCGCATCTGGCTGGCAAAATCCTGCGCGATGACATCGACGCCGGCCTCTTTCAGCTGGCGCTTGAAGTCCTTCAGCTTGTCGAGGTTGAGCAGCATCGGGATCAGGAAGTCGAGCACCTCCATGTCGGCATAGAGCCGGCCGACTTTGGTGCCGGAGAGCAGCTGCGAAATCTGTTGACGCGCCGCCTCGGCTTTGTCCTTGTCGGAGCCCGGCCCGGCATTGGCCTTCTTCATGATCTTGTCGATCTCGGCCTGCGGCACCTTCAGCTTCTCGGACATCTTCTGGATGACCGCCTCGACCGGGTTGATGCCCTTCGCCGCCGCATTGGTCATCACGCCGGTGACGTCGACCTTCAGCTCCTTCTCGAACTTCTTGATCGCCTCGGGCGCGTTGATCTTGGTCAGGAAGTTCTTGAGGTTGTTCGCCGCCTGGGATGGGCTTGCGGTTCCCAGCATCGCGATCTGCAAACTGGATCCGAGATGCTCGACCGCCTCGCCGCCGGTGATGCCGAACTTGGCCATCTGCGCCGTCAGCGCGGGGAACTCGGTCGCCATGTTCTTGAACTCGAAACGGCCGAGCTTGCCTGCGACGACTAGCTTGCCGAGCATGGCCTCCATTTGGTCGGCGGGCACCTTCAAGGAGTCGCTGAGAGCGAAGGCCGTTTTTGCCGTGTCTTCGATCGTGGCTCCGGTTGCTGTCGCAACCTTGGCGATCGTCGGCATGAGCTTGTCGATCAGCGTCGTGTCCATGTTTGACGCGATGAGTGTCTGCGCGCCTTTAGCGACGTTCGTAGCGCTTTGTCCGGTGTCGAAAGCGAGCTTCTGGTAGCGGGCCGACATATCGGCAATCGACTTCTCGACCTCTCCGCCAGTCTTGCCGGCGGTGATGGCGATGTCGCGGAGCTGGGAATCGTAGGCCGCCGCCTGCTGAATAGGCGACGCCAGGGATATGGCGGCGAGCGCGCCGCCGACGACGCCGATCTGCCGACCGATGTTCGCGATGCCGGAGCCGATCGAGCGGAGGCCGCCGAGCAGACCACGCAAAGGCGAGGTAAGCCGGTCGACCAGCGCGACGATGACCGAGACCTTCATGTCGCGACCGGCCATCTCAGGTCTCCAATGTCAGCTGTCTTCTCGGGCGCGCCGCTCGATTTCGGCCGCGCAGTTGTGCCACCAGCGCAGCTCGGAGAGCGTCAACGCCTCGGCCTGGGCGAAGCCGCCACCGTAATAGCGGGCGACCTGTGCGACGATCAGCGGCCAGTCGGGCGGCCAGTCACTCAGACAGAAACGTCGCGACCTTCTCGATCCGCTTGATGTCGCGCATGCCAAGCTTGTCCCAGACCGCGTTCATCCTCGCCGACGAGATGCCGGTCGAACGCGCGACGAACAGCACCTCCTGCTGGCTCTCCGGCGCTTGCGAGACGACACGGCGATCGAGCCCGGTGAGCTCGCGGAAGGTCAGCTCGGTATAGTTCTCCTCGGCGACCTTCTGCCCCTTCTTCACCGTGATGGTGATGGTCCTGGTCAGCGTCAGCGTGACCGTGCCGTCCTCGTTGAGCTTCGCGTTCGGCGGCAGCTCCGGCTTCTTGGCGGCGGCCTCGTCGTCCTCGACGACGACAACGGCCGCGACGGTCTCCTGCGCCTCGGCATCGTCGTCGTCGACGACGGTCTCGGCCCGGGCCTCCTTCGGGCTGATGCTGAGTTTGCTCACGCGACGATCTCCTCGGGTTCGCTGGCCGACCACTTGAGCGACACCTTGCCGCCTTCGCCGCCGGTGATTTCACGCTGGTCGACCAGGAAGGCGTCGGCGAAGACGAAGATCTGGCCGGTGTCGCATTGCACCTGCAGCTCGCCCTCGCCGACCTGGTAGAGGTCCTTGAACTTCTGGCCGCGCTCGAGCGTGGTGGTCGCCTCGATCTCCGAGCCCTTGAACTCCTGGGCCCGGCCGACCTTGCGGCCGTAGACGACGGGGTTGTTGGTGATGCCGCCGGGCTTGAATTTGCCGCCCTTCTCGACCGGGATGTTCCGGCCCTGCCAGACGATGTCGACGATGCCGAGGACCTGCGTCACGACGGCCTCCTTTCAAAGGTGGTTGAAGCGCCCTCTCAGGCCTCGAATTCGAGCGCAGCGGCGAGCACCATCAGGTTGCCGATGATGTTGATGCGCTGCTGCGCGTTCATCCGGTTCTTGTCGCTGAGGTCGAGCTCGAACTTGCTGAGCTCGAGCGTGCGGCGGATGTCGACGATCCAG